GTGCTCGGCGTGCCGATCCCCGGCATTATCCGAAACGAGGCGTCGCTCGACGACAAAGCCTACGGCCTGCAACTGGACGTGCAGGGGGCCGTGGTCGACAATATCGCACTCGATATTCCGCATGGAGCGATCCACGGCGTGCGCCACAACGTCCGCATCCTGTCGAATGCCTACTGGGCCTACGAACTGACCGATGCGGACTACGAGGCGATCGTCAACGACGCGGATATTACGGTCAGATTGCCCGCTGCGCCTCAGAAAGGGCAGGTGTTCCGAATCTGGAAACACGCCCTCGGCAACGCCGCGATTCAGTCGCTGGGGCCGACGATCCGCCCGCTCGGAAGCAACTCTTCGGGTACGACCTACTCGATTCCCTACGACAACCACAACATCTTCGAGGTGGTATACACGGGCTCCGAATACTTATTGAAACAATATAGCTAATTCTATGAAAAATTTAATTTTAATTATTATGAATTGCATTAAATTATCGGTAAAACGTGCATTTACATGGTTAAACGCCATTCAAAAGAGCAAGTATCAACACTATGCACTCGGCGCAGCTATCGCAGCGGCTATCTTCTTTGCATCACCTCCGTTTCTCGTACTCATCACGACTTCGTGGGTATTATGGCTCGCCCTCGGTCTTTCCATCTTTACCGTAGTGGCCTGCGCCGTCTGGAAAGAATATATCCATGATGAAGAGGCTGACAAAAAAAATGTTTATGTAACCATTGCTGGAGGGGCAACTGTATGGATTGTTGCTCTGCTGGCATATATTCTCTGATAGCCCATGTTCCAAATGATTAACGAATTACTTGGCGTGGAAGCGTTGGTATTGCGTCGAGCCGTGCTTCTGGAAATCATTATCTGGGCGGTTATGCTTGTCGCCGTAATGATTGATATGCGGACAGGAATCCGCAAAGCGAGGGTTCTGAATATTCCCATTGATTCCCACGGTCTCCGCCGGACATTCACCAAATTCGGGGACTACGGGAAGGTTACGGGGCTCTTTATGTGCATTGACGTATTGGGGCTATTGTTCGGCATTTGGTCAATGCCTTACGCCTCGGCCGTATCTGCCGTGATAGCTGTCGGCATTGAAGGTTGGAGTGTCCGAGAAAACCTTCGGGCCGCACATTCGTCTGCGGCCAAAGTAACCGACATAGTTGCTGAACTTGCCAAGACGCAAGACCCAAAAGAAATCCTCAATCTTTTGCGGAACCTCGACGAAGCAAGGGCCGCCGCAACTGCAAAAAGTAGTAACAAAGAAAAACAGTAACTTATGGCTAACGCAAAACTACTCCAGCCCTTCATCTTACGCTGGGAGGGCGGATTCGTAAACGACCCTCTCGATAGAGGTGGCGCAACCAACAAAGGTATTACTATCGGTACATTTCGACAGTTCTATGGCAAGGATGCGACCGTGGAGCAACTGAAGAACATTACGGACGAACAATGGCTTCACATCTTCAAATCGGGTTATTGGAATCCGTGGAAAGCCGACGAAATAGTAAACCAATCCATCGCAAACATTGTGGTCGATTGGGCATGGGCATCCGGGCCGGGAACCTCTATCAAGCAAGTGCAGGGAGTTCTCGAAGTCGCTGCCGATGGTATTGTCGGCCCGAAAACTCTTGCGGCCATCAACTCGGCCGACCAGCGGACATTGTTCGCCGACATTCATGCCGCCCGGCTGAAATTCGTCGAAAACATCGTCCGGCGAGACCCTACGCAGGCTCGATTCCTCAAAGGATGGAAAAACAGAATCAACGACATCAAATTTGAAGCGTGATGAAAAACCTACTACTCATTCTCATTCTGGCGGCGGTTACGGCATGTTGTCCGTGCCGCCACCTTACGACCTCTACTGCTGACAGCGTGCGGGTCGAGACGATTGTGCGAACCGAGTATATCCCCGATACCGTACTTGTGGAAGTACCGGTAGAAAGCGAGCGGCAGATAGTCCGAGATACAACGAGCCATTTGGAAACGTCATACGCCGTTTCTGACGCTCGAATAACTCCCGACGGGGCATTGTTCCACTCGCTGGCAAACAAGCCGCAGAAAAAGCCCGTACCAACCGAAAAAGAGATAATCTACCGGGATAGTATCGTGTATAGGGACAAAATTGTAGAAAAGTCCGTACCGGTCGAACGAGAATTGACATGGTGGCAACAAACACAGATGAGAGGCTTTTGGATTGTGCTGGCAATTATTGTGGTCGTGTATCGGAAAAAGATTTTTGCCGTTATCCGGCGATTTATCTGATTGAGTAGCAAAACACTTTTGATATAAATTTTCTCTCGAATGAAAACTTTTGCTATCTTTGAGGTGACATATTTGAAATTATAGCGTTTGCTATTGTTTTTGGGCTCGTAAAATCGCCAATTTTAGTACCCTCACAAGCAATGGTAAATGCCTGCGTATTGACGTGGGCATTTCCTTTGTCGAGGGTACGGGTATGGCGATACCTACGAGCCGACAGGAAAGCCCACGTCTTCGTGTGTATCTATAAACAACGGCGACAATATAATTTGACACCGTTAAAAATAGATATATGGATTTCAAAGATTCTATCAAACAAATTTCGGAGCGCATCGAGAATCTGAAAGATAATTTGTTTACAGAAGAAGCAACAAAAACGGCTCTTATCATGCCGTTTATCAGTGCGCTGGGCTACGACGTATTCAACCCACTCGAAGTACTACCGGAAATGTGCTGCGACATAGGCACTAAAAAAGGTGAGAAAATCGACTATGCTATCATGCGAGACGGCGAGCCGATTATCCTTATCGAGTGCAAGCATTGGGCGCAAGACCTTAATCTGCACGACAACCAGCTCCTCCGATATTTTAATGTTTCCAAGGCCAAATTCGGCGTCCTCACCAACGGTATAACATATAGGTTTTACACAGACCTCGAAGCCCCTAACAAAATGGACGAAAAGCCATTTTTGGAGGTAAATCTACTCGACATAAAAGACGGGCAGATAGAGGAACTCAAAAAGTTCCACCGGTCGTATTTCGATGTCGGCTCGATATTGAGTACGGCAAGCGAACTGAAATATATGGGTGAACTAAAGATGGCTATTGGACAGGAGTTTTCCAGCCCGTCGCCGGAGTTCGTGAAGTTCTTTGGTAAACAAGTGTACGACGGATTCTTTATGCCGAAAGTTCTCGAACAGTTCTCCGTACTCGTCAAACGGGCGATAAACTCATATATAAATGACTTGATTTCAGATAGGCTGAAAGCTGCCATAAAGGACAATGACATGCCGGAAGAAAAATCGGAAGTTCCCTCCGGTGTACTTTTGACAGAAGAACCGGTAGCGAAAATTATTACAACAGAAGAAGAGTTGGAGGCGTACTATATCGTCAAATCTATCTTGCGAGGAACAGTATCAGCAGAACGAATCACATACAGAGATGCCCAAACTTACTTTGCCATATTCCTTGACGACAATAACCGTAAGACGATATGCCGATTGTATCTTGATTCAAAAACCAACAAACGCATTACATTCCTCGACGAGAATAAAAAGGAACAGCACAACAAGATTTCAGGCATTGACGATATTTACAACTACGCCGACCAATTAACAGAGGCAGCATTAAAATTCATCTGACATGACAACAATAAACAAATGTCCCAAATGCGGGAGCACAAATTGCTATGTCGATAAAAGAGGATTTAGTGGTAAAAAAGCCATTGTAGGCACATTAGCCGCCGGGCCTATCGGTGCTGCTGCTGGCACGATTAACAGCAATAGGATAAAAATTACCTGCCTTGATTGCGGATATTCTTATTATGCCGGAGAATGTAAAAAAGAGCGTGCCAAAATTCAAGCAAAAGGACAGCCACAGAAATTCAGCGCAATAATATGGATGATTCTTTCTGCCATATTTGCGTTTCTCGCTTTTCTAATATGGTTGATTTTTGGCAGCCTATTTTTTGGCTGTATAAGTGCAGCGTTCTTCATTTCTTTTTTGATAACAGGGCTTATCAAATTATTAAATCAATAATATCAAAGGGCGACGACCGCCCTTTTTCGTGTCTGCATCCGACATTGGAGAGAAACAATCGGCGAAATAATCACGAACGTTATACAAGTAACTTTGAAATTGCTATCTTTATCCCCTGATGCAACCGCTTTCAATAGCAAGGCTTTCAATTCTGTTGCTGGTTTGTTGCTCACAGATTTTACAGAGCAAAATAACACGTTAAAATACAGAAATATAATAATTTAATTTCACATTTTGCATCGG